CATCTCAACATATACACTATTCAAAATCCGATTTAGACTATACTATGGATGTCAACAAAATATTCGATAACCTGTACCAAGAGGAATAAGTTCAAATGAACTATTCAGAACTGACGCAAGCGATCAAGGACTATACGGAGAACACAGAGAGTACCTTTGTGACCAATATCCCTAACTTTGTGCGTCAGGCTGAAGAGCGGATCTTTAGGGATATCACCATTCCAGAGCTACGCAGGAACGTCACAGGCAATGTAAACGCTGGCAATAAGTATGTTGCGAGGCCTGATGACTTTCTAGCCACGTTCTCCTTGGCTATTATTAATGGCACAACGTACACTTATCTTTTAGACAAAGAGGTGAACTTTGTGCGGGAAGCCTACCCTGACACTACAGTGCAGGGTTTGCCACAGTATTACGCAATATTTGATGGGGATACCGCTACAGGTAATGGTAACTTCTTGCTTGGTCCTACGCCTGATGCGGCATACAACTTGGAGTTGCATTACTATTATGACCCACCCTCCATCGTTACCTCTGGCACATCATGGCTTGGAGATAATGCAGAAGCAACATTGCTTTACGGATCTCTTATAGAGGCGTATACGTTCATGAAGGGCGAGGGCGATATGGTTCAGTTGTATAACGAAAGATATTCATCAGCCCTTATCAATATGGCTTCTTTAGGGGCCAAGCTTAGAACGGATACATACAGGCAACCTGCCGCGTAGGAGATAAAGTATGTCAATAATTCAAACAACATGTACGTCTTTTAAGCTTCAGCTTTTACAGGCAGAGCATGATTTTGATGCGCATACGTTCAGGATAGCTTTGTATTCTAGTACTGCATCTTTGGGTGCAGATACTACTGTGTATAGTACAACAAATGAAATAACCAATACATCTGGAACGGCATACACTGCGGGGGGCAAGCCGTTGACAGTGACATCTACATTTCCAAAGACCTCTGGCACAACTGCTATTGTGGACTTTGATAATATTTCATGGACTGACGCAAGCTTTACAGCAAGGGGGGCGCTGATCTATAACGCGAGTGCTTCTAATAAAGCGGTTGCTGTGTTAGACTTTGGAAGCGACAGGGTTGCTAGTGATAGTACCTTTGAAATACAATTCCCCGTAGCGGATGCCACATCTGCTATAATTCGCATAGCATGATAGGAGTTATCTAAATGGCGAGCTTTAACAAAGTAAACGATTTTGTGGTAAACGCAGTCCACAATATGGATCTAGCAAGCGACCAGCTTGCGGTGGCCCTAACAAATACTGCGCCGGGAAGTGAGTCAAGCAATCCAACCGCAGATGGTAACGGTATTGTTGGTAATCTTACACAGGTTAGCTACAGCAATGTGTCTTCTCGCAACCTGACTACAAGTTCATCATCACAGTCTGGTGGTGTGTATAAGCTGGTTGTAGCAGATCTTACGCTCACTGCCTCTGGTACTGTTGGCCCATTCCGTTACATCTATATCTTTGATGATACGGTTTCTTCTCCAGCAGACCCAATCATTGGGTACTATGATTATGGCACTTCATTGACGCTGAACAACGGTGATACGTTCACCTTAGACTTCAGCCCAAGCAACGGTGTCATCCAACTAACATAAGGCAGTATCATGGCGAAGCTCTTTAACAGAGCCAAGATGACAACCAGTACCACGGGTACGGGCACAATCACACTTGGCAGTGCGTCTACGGGGTTTCAGAGTTTCGCGGATGCTGGGGTTAGTAACGGTGACGTAGTGCAGTACGTTATCGAAGAACTTTCTAACTTTGAAATAGGCACTGGCACATATACCGCTTCTGGCACAACCCTTACAAGGACTGTGCAGGAGAGTTCAAACTCAGATAACGCCATCAGCCTCGCGGGGAGTGCTGTTGTCTTTATCAGTGCGGTAGCCAGTGACTTAAATATCTTGCAGAACGCAGGGTCTACCAAGGTTGCAGCAACATCTTCTGGGGCCACGGTTACGGGTAACTTGGCAGTTACGGGCACGGTTGATGGACGCGATATAGCAACTGATGGTACAAAGTTAGATACCGTAGAAACAAATGCTGACGTAACTGACACTGCAAATGTGGGAACCTCTCTCACAGGTTTTGCTACGGGAACAGACGCAGGTTCTTCTGATCTTATTCCTGTTTACGATGTAAGCGCATCTGCTTGGGAAAAGCAGACTATCGCCAATGCAGCGTTGCAAGGTCCGACTGGACCAACTGGCCCCACGGGATCAACTGGCCCGACAGGACCAAACGGGCCTACTGGTCCAGACGGTCCTCAAGGACAAAAGGGACAGAAAGGTGAAGTGGGAGCCACTGGCCCTACAGGCCCGACTGGTGGCACAGGCCCGACAGGTCCGACTGGTCAAAAGGGCCAGAAAGGCGAGGTAGGTAATACTGGTGGCACAGGCCCCACTGGCCCTACAGGCCCAACGGGTCAGAAAGGCCAGAAGGGTGAAGTAGGTAATACTGGCCCCACGGGTCCAGACGGCCCTACAGGTCCAACGGGTCCAGACGGCCCTACAGGTCCAACGGGTCCAACGGGTCCACAGGGGCAAAAGGGTCAAAAGGGCGAAGTTGGTTCGCAAGGGCCTACGGGTAACACAGGTCCAACTGGCCCAACGGGTTCTCAAGGACCGACTGGTGGAACGGGGCCACAGGGACAAAAGGGCCAAAAAGGTGAAGTGGGAAGCACGGGTCCGACAGGTCCAACGGGTCAGAAGGGTCAGAAAGGTGAAGTCGGTAATACAGGTCCGACAGGTCCGACAGGTCCAACAGGCCCTCAAGGACAAAAGGGCCAAAAAGGTGAAGTCGGCAACACTGGTCCAACAGGCCCTACGGGCCCAACAGGCCCTCAAGGACAAAAGGGCCAAAAAGGTCAAAAAGGACAGAAAGGTGAAGTTGGTGGTACTGGTGGTACGGGACCAACAGGCCCCACAGGGCAAAAAGGACAGAAGGGGCAAAAAGGTGAAGTTGGTGGTACGGGACCAACAGGACCGACTGGACCTACAGGCCCTGCGGGTCCAAATAACGTAACCGACATATATCTCGCAGATGCCATATACCATACGGGTGACACTGACACCTACATGCAGTTCCACGCTGAAAACCAGTGGCGCGTTGTTGCTGCGGGAACAGAGCGCCTAGAGGTAAACAGTGGTACGATCACGGCTAACGGTGACGTTACCTTTATAGGCGCAAGCTACAACGTGGTTTGGGATAGCAGCGACAACGCATTAGAGTTTGCAGACAATGCAAAGGCGACATTCGGCGCAGGGTCTGACCTACAGATTTTCCATGATGGAAACCACAGCAAAATCGTAGAAGCTGGCACGGGCGTTTTAGAAATACAAACTAACGGCAGTGAAATACAAGTTACAGGTGCCTCTGGCTCAGAGTACCTAGCTAGATTTATAAATAATGGAGCTTTTCAAGCTTATCATGATAATTCGTTAAAACTCGCTACCACCTCCACAGGTATTACCGTTACGGGTGATGTAAATAGCACCTCGGACATCAGGGCCAAAAAGAACATTGAAACCATTGAGGGCGCTCTTGAAAAGGTAAGCCTTTTGCGGGGCGTTACGTTCGATTGGGATAATGATGTTGAAGAAAGAGCTACGGGTGTAATTGCTCAAGACGTTGAAAAGGTATTGCCAGAAGCGGTTCGAGATAACGCCGAAACAGGTTTTAAGAGCGTAGCATATGGAAACATGGTCGGGCTTTTAGTTGAGGCGATCAAGGAGCAGCAATCCCAGATTGATAAGCTAGAGGCTCAGGTCAAAAAATTAATTAGCTAATAGTGGAAGGACACGAAGATGGCTATTCAAATAAGCGGCACAACGGTCGTAAATGACAGTAGAGAATTGCAGAATATTGCCAGTTTAGACAGCACCACAACCAGCACAATTTCAGCGGCTGCGGGTGGTGGTATCGGTTTTACATCTGGTTCGAATTTGTACAATGAAACTAGTTTTAACAATTCAGACGAATATATATTTCCAACGGGCGAGGGTGATTACTTAGCACTGCTTGGAAATTCCAAAGAGAATAGCTCAAGTTGGTATATTTACTTGCAATTTACTAGCTCCAGCAGAATACGGGGCGGCTGGTACAGTGGTCCTGAGCATAAAGGATTTTGGGAAAATAACGTCAATAAATGGCGGCAATATAGGCAGCAGAACAACACATCTATGTTTCAAAGCAATACTACGCATTTAGTGATCCAAGCTATATATACCAAATTTTGTATTATGCGGCTTTCTTTAGGTTCTGGTACAGATCAGGTTAGATTTTACACTCAGTCTAGCCAAGATGGCGGGCAACTTTCTGTAATAGGAATTTCTTAAATGTTTATTACTTATTATACTGACACTGGTAGAGTTAAAGGTTTCTCGCAAGCAGAGGAAAATGCAATAGCGAGCGCCACAGCATCAAACGTAAATTACATTTCTGCACCTGATGATTGGGATGGTGATACTGGCTCTTGGAAAGTTGAAAATGGTGCATTAGTTGCATACGATAATTCAACTGAAGTTGCAGAGACTAATTCTAGAGGCCAACGCGCTGATCTTTTAGAAATGACAGATTGGTGGGCAATGTCTGACCGCACGATGACCAGTGAGCAAACGGCTTACCGTCAGGCTTTGCGTGATATAACAACCCATGCGAATTGGCCTAATTTGGCCGATAGCGATTGGCCGACTAAGCCATCGTAAATTTATCTTGGGAGGGGTAATGAGACAAAACTGGCAGATGTGGTCTGGTGGCCTGTCCGATAGAGATTTATCAAAAATCTTTGCGGAAGCTTCTAAGCTGAACACACAAGCGGCAACAACCTTTAACAACGCGGATACCAGAGTAAGGTCAAGTGATGTTGCTTGGTTGAGTGGCAATGATGCTGTTCAAGATATTCTTTGGAAATATGTTAAGGCTGCAAACGAAAACGCCTTTCATTTCCAAGTAGAGAATATATGTGACATTCAATTTACAGAATATCACGCTACTAAAGGTGGTCATTACGATTGGCACATAGATGTAAACTGGGATGGCGATGATTTTAGGGACAGAAAGTTAAGCGTAACTGTGCAGCTTTCAGACCAAAGCGAATATGAGGGGGGTGGCTTCGAGTTCGCGGAATGCCAAACGCCAGATGCTTCATCCCGTCTCAAGGGAACTGTTCTAGTTTTTCCAAGTTATTTACAGCATAGAGTTTCGCCAATCACGAGCGGCACAAGGAAAAGCCTTGTTGCATGGTTTGAAGGCCCAAGGTGGCAATAGTATATCAGATTTCTCTGCATGGATCTGCGTATGATGCACGGGGAAAAGACTGGAGTATCGTAGAGGAAGAGACGGGCTGTGTTAGAAACATGCAGTGGCGTGATCCAATACTCGACAGGCCCCTGTTAGTTACGGAGTTTGGTTGCGCGGTAAGCCATCTTGAAGTTTGGAAAAAGATAGTTGCGTCAAATCGAAACGGGATAATTCTTGAAGAGGATGCAGTCTACGACAGTATTGACCCCAGTGCGGTAGATACTTTATTGAAAGAGCATGATAGCGTTTGGCTGGGATACCGCCTTAATACTCTTGGCTATTGGTATAATTGTCATGCTTACGCTATTAGACCAGAAACCGCCAAGAGATTGATAGAGGGCTACAAGGATGCTATCATCCCTGTAGATGAGTGGGTGCCTGCTAAGTTAAAAGTTCAATCGAACTTTTTCTTTACACCAGAGGTGGTGACGCAGATACCTAGAGAAGTTAGACCAAGCACGATTGAGGGGGAATCAATGCAGGTTCATGTACTTACAGTTGGAACAGATAAAAGTAAAATGTGGGCTTTGGAGCAATCTGCAAAAGCGCACGGGATAACGTACTTAAATTTGGGTCGTCAAGTAATTTGGTCTGGTGGCACAATGGAAGCCCAAGGTGGCGGTCAAAAGATCAATCTTGTACGCAACCACCTTGAATCCCTGCATGATGGGGATGTGGTTCTATTTGTGGATGGGTATGATGTTATCATAAACGACACACTGCCTACTATCCTAGAGAGATATGAGGACATGGGTGCGGATATCATATTCGCAGCAGAAAAAAATTGTTGGCCCGATGCGACGATGGCCTCAGAATTTCCTTTGTCAACAATCTATAGGTACTTAAACAGCGGCGCGTACATAGGTAAAGTGAGTACGCTCAAAGAGTTTCTTAATGAGGCAGTGCCCAATGACTCTGATGATCAACTATGGATGCAAAAAAGATTTTTATCATCTGACTGGCAATCCACGGCTTCTGCTAATTTAGATTACGAAGGCTACATCTTTCAATGTGATGACGATATTAAGATTATTAACGGTCAACTATCAAACGGCATGTGCTGCCCATGTATTTACCACGGCAACGGTGGAGATGACGCAAAGGTAAGATTTAAAAATCTTGCAGATAAATTTGGATATGTAGAAGAGGCAGAGGTTTTATCTCCTACATACCATAAGGGTCTTAAGTACGAAGAGGTTGCACCAGAAATACTGGTAGCTGAATTTATGTCAGAGGCCCAGTGTCAACGATACATTGAAGCATCAGAAAGCCTTGGTAGATGGGGAGAGCTTGATGGTGATAAGTTTCCAGCGCAAGAGATAAGGCTTAAAGAACTAGGATTTTGGGACGAGATATCAGAACAATGGGCAGATAAGCTTAGTAAGATATGCGAGAAGCATTGGCATCCAGAAGCCTACCTTGGATTGCGTGATGCTTTTACTATGCGTTATTCTATGGACACACAGACAGAATTAGGCCTGCACACAGATGCCTCTTTGTTCACAGGCAGCGTAAAGCTCAACGACAATTACGCTGGTGCGGAGCTTGTTTTCCCCAGACAAGAGTTTACAAACAAGAATGTAAAAGTTGGACAGTGCATTTTGTTTCCATCTATGGTAACACATGGACATAAGGTTCTGCCTTTGCGTGGGGGAAAGAAGTATAGCTTGACCATGTGGACCTGCCGATATGAGGGTGACTCAAACTAAAAACAATGTTAGTTTCTTGCTATGTTAGGTTACAGCCCCATAGCAGGTTCTGCACTCGCGTCTTCTGGACATGAGATTATTATTGTTAGCCTAGATCATGGATCTTTTGCAGCAACAGGACAGGCGGCAGGAACTAAGATAGCTCTTAGCGATGGGTTTGGCACAGGTAGTTTTGCGACTACAGGCCAAACTTTAAATATTGAGGTAACAAATCGCCTCACTATGAATGTGGGTTCTTTCTCCGTAACAGGGCAAAGTATTGGAATTGGTCTCAAGGAAGTTTTAGATCACGGTAGCTTCTCTGCAACAGGACAGAATGTTACATTTGCTTTAGGCTTTGGCCTTCCCGGCACTGCGGAAGCAGGAACTTTTGCGCTGACAGGTCAGGCTTTCTCTCCTGTGCTAGATGTGAGTGCTATATTAGACCACGGCAGCTTTGCTGTAACAGGTCAAGCCGCGTTTGGTCTTGTAGGTGAAATTTTTGAAACAGGTGGTTTCAGCCTTACAGGGCAAACATCTAACCTTAAAAAAGCAGTGCGGTTGACTGCGGATCAAGGCAGCTTTGCAGCCTCTGGTCAGGCGATAGATTTTGGTGTGCAGGTAAGTGCCATACTGGATCAGGGTTCCTTTGCGCTTACAATGCAGAATGTGGACACCAAGGTATCAAGAGTTCTGGGCTTTGGTTCCTTTGCACTGACGGGTCAAGATACGGGAACTGTAATTGCTTTAAGAGAGCAGCCTGACAAGGGATCATTCGCGGTTACAGGGCAGACGGTAAATACACCGATTGCAATGCGTGAAGAGTTGGCGCATGGAAGCTTTGCGGCAAACGGACAAAACTTAAACTTCCAGAAATCTATGAACGCAGAAGCGGGAACCTTTGCACTGACAGGCTTCACGGCAAACAGAAAGATTAGCGAATCACTAGACCACGGTTCCTTTGCCCTTACGGGTCAGGCGATAAACTTTAAAAAGACTGCTAACCTTGAGGCAGGTAGTTTTACAGTTACAGGACAGGATGTCACGACAAGATTTGAAGGCAGCGTTGCACTAGGTCAAGGTTCTTTTGCTCTTACAGGTCAAGCCGCTACCCCTGCGAAAAACGTATTGGTTTCCGCAGATAGTGGATCTTTCTCTCTTACAGGACAAGATGTTGGACTTGGCATTACGTTTAGTCTGTCTTTAGATGCAGGTTCATTCTCTCTAACAGGCTTTGATGCAAGTCCTGTATTGACAGAAAAACTGGATGTTGGGCAGTTCAGTGTTGCTGGACAGGATGTCACAATGAAGTTAGGAGAAGCCGTAGAGGGAGTTTCAATAACCGTTTTCATTGGGGGCACTGCCGTTTACGGTTTAATACTACCAGACCAAGATCCAAATTTTGCAACCATCACACCCGCGCAAGATCCAAATTGGTCAACAGTAACACCGACACAAGATCCAACGTGGACCCTTGTTGCTTAAAATGGGAATAAAAAGTATATTAAGTGCAATTGAACTTTTTGGATAGGCGCTCAGATGGCTACATATACAGACGCAAACGGCGTTAAACTAATAACCACAGGTGACGAGGCTGGTACATGGGGTTCTAGTACAAACGTCAACCTGCAAATATTAGATCGTGCAGCAAACGGTTTTGAGTCCATTGCTCTAAGCTCAACCAGTTACACCCTTGCATTATCTGCACAGCCTTCTTCTGCGGAAAACGGGCACTATAAGGCTATAAAGTTTACGGGATCACCGGGCGGCACATGTACAGTAACTTTGTCACAGAATGATAAAGCTAGAGTATATATGATCCTTAACTCTACAGATGCTGCTTTGATTATTACTCAAGGATCTGGCGCAAACGTAACGATTGAGGTTGGTAAAGGTTCTATTGTTCTTGCAGATGGTGCAGGATCTGGTGCGGCGGTAACCGACTTTACCGCTGCGGTTCAAAACGTAACAGATTTATCTAGCCCATTTAATGTCGGTGCTACTAGCGTCACGACATCTGGCGTAGAGTTAAACTTGCTGGACGGATCAGCGGCGGGAACCGTTGTCAATAGCAAAGCTGTAATTTACGGATCATCTGGCGAGGTAAACGCAACAACGCTACAGATAGCAGGTACATCTATCACAGCCACGGCTGCGGAGTTAAACTATGTAGATGGCGTTACCTCTGCAATACAAACCCAGATTGATGCAAAGCAACCTCTTGGGACTATAGCGGTTACAGTAGCGGGTGGTAAGTTCGTAATAGATGGTACTTCTCAACAAACCGTTGAGCTAAAACCCTCTGTCACTTATCGCTTTGATCAATCAGATAGCTCCAATGGTGCTGGGGGCGGTCATCCACTTGCGTTCTCCACGAATGATGACAACTCGCCCTCTGCTCCATTCACCACGGGGGTTACAACGGTGGGAACGCCGGGAAGTGCGGGTGCTTATACGCAGGTAAAGCTGGAGCAAGATGCCCCTGCGGTTTTGTACTACTACTGCACCAATCACTCAGGCATGGGTGGCAAGGCTGTGGTTCGCATGTCCGATCTAACAGCGAGCCGTGCTTTAACTTCTGATGCGGGGGGAGATATCGCGGTATCAGGGGTAACGACAACGGAGCTAGATATCTTAGACGGGCTTACTGCGTCTACGGCAGAACTTAACATCATGGACGGAGTTACTGCGTCTACGGCAGAACTTAATATTATGGATGGTGTGACAGCCACTACGGCAGAGCTTAACTATGTCGATGGCGTAACTTCAGCTATTCAGACACAGTTAAACAATATTTCTGCTGTACCCACGGGCGCTATTATCCTTTGGAGCGGCTCTACGGCAAGTATCCCAAGTGGTTGGGTCTTGTGTAACGGTAGCAATTCAACGCCAGACCTAAGAGACAGATTTGTTGTTGGAGCAGGTAGCACCTACGCCGTAGACGCCACAGGTGGCGCAAGCTCAGTCACGCTGTCAGAAAGCGAGATCCCAAGCCACACACATGGTGTGGGAACCATTGCCACGAGCAGTTCTGGAGCGCATTCTCACAACTTTAACGTCACCGTTAAGCAGTCTGGTGGCAGTGGAGGCACTACGTTTGCCAACAAACTTACTGTGAATGAAGGAACATCATCTGAAGTTACGATTGACAGTGCAGGAGCGCATACGCACACAATGAGCGGAAGTACGGCTGCAACTGGTAGTGGAACAGCCCACGAGAACAGACCACCGTACTATGCACTAGCTTATATTATGAAGACGTAACGCATGACCCTAGTACCCCTCGACATACCAGCCGGATTTTACAGAAACGGCACGGCATATGCGGCTAGTGGTTCAAGTAATGCTGGGACCAGCGGCTCTGGCGCAATTATTGCCAACCATTATGAGGTTAATACGTAATGGCTTACACCGATCTTAGGTTCAAAGCGGGTATCAATAAAGAAATTACCCCGTACTCTGAGGAGAATGGCTGGGTAGACTGCGATAAGGTGCGCTTTAGGTTTGGGTATCCAGAGAAGCTCAATGGGTGGGAGAAGAACTCAGGTAACGCTTTTCTTGGACTGTGCCGTGGACTGCATGAATGGGTTGCACTCAATGGGGAAAAGTTTCTAGGTGTAGGCACAGAGCAGAAGTATTACATTAAGCAGGGTACAGATTATAACG